ATACCTAAATAATTATAATATAATTTATTATGTTTATTTATTTTTTCTTGTAAATAATAATCGAACAACACAAACCTCTTTATTTTTTATGTAACTTTACGAACTTTTGTTTTATGTTTGCCTTTCTTAATGGCTGTATTTCTACTTTTTTGATATGCTGAAATTTTCTTCTTATTTATTTTATAGTAGCGTTTTCTTTTCGCTTTTGATTTACGATTTTCCTTACGTCTTTTCGCCTTTTCTTTACGTAAATTTGATTTAGTCTTGCTCATATATTTACGATTCTTACGATTAAATGATTTAGTTTTCATACGACGTGAAACACCTTCTTCTAATTCGTCGTCTTCTTCATAATATTCTAATTCTGCTAGTATATCATCATAGAATTCAGGACCTAATTCATTAATAATTTCCATTACATCTGATAATTCATAAATACCATATTCTTCATCTTCTTCATCTTCAAAAAATGAATCAATCAAAAAATCACCAAAATCATCTAAATCATCTTCTGATAATTTAACTAATTCACCTTCTATTTTCTTAAGTAATTCTTCACATTCATGAATCATTTTAACGTATTCTTTAAATTTTATAGTCATACATTTTCCTTTTTTTAATTATTAAAATATTTATACATGTAAAAAATAATAATTTACATACCTTAAATACTAAAAAACCTTTTGTAACTATATTTATAATACAAAAGGTTTGTCATGAGTATACAATTTGAAATAAATGTATTAAATACCTAAATCATTGTATAATTTATCAAGATCTTGTTTAAAAGGATTAGGTTCTACTTTATTTTCATTATTAGCTTTTTTAATTTTTTCGATATCTTCACGATAAATATCTTTAATTTCTTGATCTGCATAATCACTAGCAACCGTTAACTTTTCTGATGTAACAATACCAAAATCATCTACAACTGACGTACCATTTCCAATTGGTTCAATATTACTGATATCATGTCCAGCATTCTGAATAATCATATCATTGAATCTCATATGTTCATAATCAACATTCATCATCCATGTATCAGTAATACCACCAAATCTATTTTTAGTAGTTTTACAAACAATTTCGTTTCGTTCTTTCATTTCTTCATTCTGCAATAAAAACAACATGAAATCTGCGGTCATTACAGTACCCATACTATCTGATGTATTACTATTATCAGCATCTTCTACATTATTAGTAGCACCTCTGTTTAACTGTGAAGCTGATGTAATAGCCAAATTTAATTTTTTAGCTGTAGCTCTGACTTCTTCAGAAATACTTTTAACATAAGAATATAAACCAGCACTAGGTGATACTAAATCTGATTTCATGATACCGATATAATCAACGAAGATAATATCGAATTTAATATTCTTTTCTATTTTATAAGATTCAACTAACTGCTCTAACATTAATGCTGAAAACGAACCAGTCGGGTAATCTTTAACGAAAAACTTACCGCAATTTCCACTTGCTTTGATTTTATTATATGCATTTAAAATATCTTCTTTGTTTATAATAGAACGACCTGGTGTATCTTCATCTCCAGCTTTAATTCTCGCTAATTCACCTTCTGTTTTACTTAAATCAATTAAACTATTAATAGGCAAATTCATAGCATTAGCATGAACACGTTTCATAATCTCTTTATCAGACATTTCTAATGAAACTAATAAAATATTTTTATTCTTCTTAATCAACCCTGAAATTAAATCAGTCATTAATAATGACTTACCAACACCTGATGCTGCTAGAATAACTGATAATGTACCAGGTAAAAATCCAGGTCCTAAACGTTTATTTAATTGCTTATGTTGAGTTAATATACCGATGTTTCGTTCTGAATAATAAGCAATCATATCATCAATATTATCGAAATCTAAACCTAAATCAGAATCGACTGATATTTTAGAACGTAACTCCATGATTTCTTGAGCTTTCATTTTCAAGTTATCATCTTTTTTCATTAAACCATCAGAACCAATCTGTAATGCTTTTAAATACAATGCATCTTTAACCCAATTTACTGTTTCAGCAAGCATAAATTCTACATTTAATACTTCATCTGTTTTTGATACAGATTTTAATGAATCAATAATAGAGCTACGAATTTCTGAATTAGACACATTCTTAACAGACGCAACTAATTCAGTTAAACTTGGAACTTGTCTATATGTGCCATAATGATTTTTTACTAATTTAAATAACTCTTGATTTCCAATATCAACAAAATATTCATTATCTAATATTGGCATTACCTTAGCAAAATACTCACCGTTATAAATCAATTTTTTCAGTAATATTGGTTCAAATTCTGTCATCTTCTTCCTTGTTATGTTTGTTAATTTATATTATAATACTGTATTGATTAATCTATAATAAATATTCAGCATATTCATGTTCATTATTAGTTGTTATTAAAATACATTCATATAAATTAGGTTTTATTGTTTTTAAAATACCGTATTTTTGATGATTATCTTTTATTTTGTATAACTTCGGAGTTAAATTTTTAATTCTTGGTGATTCATGTTCTAACTATATAGCAACATATTTATGTTAATACCATAAAATTCACCTTTGTAAAGAATACCTATAATATTTTTTGATGGTTCATAATTATTATTATCAATATAGCTTTCATGTGAACTTAACATGTGCAACTCATTATTGTAAATTGGATTTAAATATTTTGGATATTCAAAAATAATATAACCGTCGTAAAAGGTCTGTTACTTGGTGTCAGTTAAATTCATAATAAGTACTTTACATAATCTTCGATATTTTCATCTATGATCAAGATACATGTATGAAATTCTTCTATTATTTTAATCGGATATACATCACCATTTCTTTGTAGACCTTCATGATATTTAGTTATATAGCATGGATACGTTATATTATTGTCTATTATATCATCAATTAGATATGTGTTGTTGTTTACTTAATATAGCATAAACACCTTTATATGTTTCTTGATAATCATCATTCATATTAAGTACTCAGCATAAATTTCCGCATTTTCATCAGTTATTAAAATACAATCTAATGGGTCTACATAAATTTTTTTTAATTTAAGATAATCAATAAGATGAAGTGATGACGTTGGTTGATTTTCAATGTATAATGATACATAAGTCATACTAGTTTCATTAGGCCAATCATATATTATGTCTATTACATCTTTATTGAATTCAATACTATAAACATTATTTTTAAAACAAATACCATAAACACCTCTATATGATTGTTTTAATATTCGATTATCCATAATAATGTATCACATATTTTTAATAAATTGAATTGAATCCACAATATGTTTTGCTTCACGCATCACATCATTAGAAGTTGGTTTATCTTTAAACTTATAAGTAAATGCATGAAAATGCCCATGATCTGCTTTACCCGTTAGTTCTTTTCTTAGTGTATTAATTTGTTCTTCAGTATAAGTAACATCTTGATTAACACGGATTCTTACAAGCCCCCAATTGTATAAACCAACAACGAACTCGGCATTGAATTTATCCATTTCACGTAGCATAACATCATTAAACCAATCATCTTGAACAAAGATTAGTGAAATTCCGTTACTTCTATGAATGTAGTTTTTGTTTTCGTAGTTTTCAATGGCTTCTTTAATTTCCTTACGAATTTTTTCAATAATCGGTATAAAATTATCTGGTAATACATATTCATTTTGAATAACAGACTCAACGAATGTTTCTATTCCAACATACCAAAAATATTTGTTCAGTTCTTGTGAAAACGGAAAACATTTGTGATCTTTAAGCCAAATATCATATGCATTAATAATTTTTGATAAGTTATCTAATGCATCGCATTTGCCTGTATTCTGGAAATACTCATTACAAAGTAATGTTGCTGATTTATTTTTATCATGAACAACTGTCATATTAGGAAATTCATCCCAAAACCCATCTGGATACATATGATGGTCAATATGATATACTTTTTCAAAGTGGTTATATAAACGTGTAAGTGATTCTTTATTGTCTGAAAATGACACATCAGTAATCATAAGAATTTTATTCTTGTTTTTATTTCTGTGTTCAATAATTTGATCTGTTATTTCTTCAATATTTGCGTAGTTTGTATGAAAGTATTTTTTAGGAATACCTTTAAATTTGAATTCAACATTCAACATACATCCAGCTTGGTCTAAATCATTATGACCAAAAACAATTAATTCCTCCATTCTTATATCCTTCTTTAATTTTTAATAATTTGTTCAATGAAGTATTTAAAGGGGTCATCTACACTTCGAATTGATATATTAATTATACAATCTTTTTCATTAATCCATTGCTTATATTCTGAATAATTTTCATCACCAAAACATTCTTTGATATAATCGAATGCATAACTTGAGTTTGGTTTTACTCTAATAACATCAGTTTTATTAAATTCTGACACATCTAACCACATACAATTTTTTAAACATTGAATTGGAGCTTTCATCACTATCCTTTATTTTTTAATTCACGTTCTGTATACATATTAACGATATTTTTTAATTCGTCTTTATCTATTAATTCCATGTATTCTTTAGCTTTTTCTATATTGATGTTAAAATAATCAGCAACAAATTCATTCGATTTCAGTGAATCTTGAGATACATTTTTAGGATATTGAATGAAATTAATTTTATCTGCAAACGCATTCTTAACAATGTAATACTGATTTTTTATTGGAATATTATAATAATAATTAATTTGGTTAGCTGCTAAAATAGTACCTGGATTACCTGCTAACCACTTACATAAAATATACGATGGAATTTTTTCAATGTCACTGTCAGAAGGTGTTTTCTTTTTATCTAAAGAACTGACAAGAGTTTTAAACATTTATTTTCCTTTATGTGATTGTGTTTCTGTCTTTTCAGCTTTTGCTTTTTGTACACGTTTATTTTCTTTAATACGTTTTATATATTTGCCTAATTTTACAAATTGATTAATAATAATGCGAATAATAGGTTTAGCTATTATTCCTAAAATCATAGAAACATAAATCGGCCAGAGTAAAGAATCACGAAAATCTTCTTTATTCAAAGGTTTACTTACATAACCAGCAATAAATGCATTAATGAATAAAAATGCGATTGCGGCGACACCATAATACATTATGTATGTTAAATATAATTCCATTTTAGCTCCTTAGTTTGATTAATTCAGTTAAACATGCCGCTAGATTAAGATTTTTATCGCGAACTGCTTCAGCCATGTGTTGATATTTTGCGATTGTTAACACAAGATTTGGATAATTTTCTGGTTTAAAATATTTAGATGCATTATTATATAAAAAACTGTACATATTATCAGGCGCATTTAATTTATTTACTTCAACAATCATGTTAGTAAATGATGTAATTTTTACTAAACCCATAACATTATCAAATACATTTACATCATCTAATTCATTTTCATCTACTTTAAAGATTCCATCTTTACTGAATTTTTGTAATGCACCAACCATACTTCTGATTCTTGGGTAATATGTATTAATTACTGGAATAATTTCTTTAGGGTCATATTCAACATTTTCATTATCAAGAATAAAACGCAGTCTTTCAAAGATAGGTTTAATCATTTCTGATTTATCGAATGAATTGAAATCATAAATTTCAAGACGATCTAATAATGGTTCAATGATCTTTTCTTTATAATTACCAGTGAAAATAAATCTACAATTCTGTGAAAATTCATCAATAAACCCACGGAATGCTTTCTGACCATCTTGTGTAAAGTTATCGAACTCATCCATTACAACAATTTTAATATTATCATCGAATGATGATTGAGATGCAAATCTTTGGATTTCTCCACGTAGTACATCAATACCTTTATTTAACGAGGCATTAATCCATTTAGCTTCACCACCAATTTCTCTGATAATTGCATTAGCAGTTGATGATTTACCTGTACCTGGTGTTGAACTAAATAAACCAATACTTGGGATACTTTGATCTTTTATATATCCTGATAATTTAGTTTTTAGTTTTTCTGGAATAACTAAATCTTCAACCAAAGCTGGTTTATATCGTTCATACCAAACACTCTTGGTCATATCAATTTTATTCATATCTTTCCTTTCTTGACATTAATTTATGTATCTATTATAATAAAATATTTATTAATCTATTGCTTTCTTACAATATTTTCTAGAACTTCTAATGCTTCTTTATCACTTAAATATTCTAATTTTACACCATGGTCTAATACTTCTGATTGTAATGATGAAAACACTAACATTCCATATGATGTGATACCATAAGATTTTTTATTGCACATATAAATAGTATTTGATTTAGCACCATTAATTGTGAAAGATTTATCATCTTCTTTTACAACATCGATACCTGAATTAATTCTCCAAGAATCCCCATTTACATACCCACCATAAAAATTAGCGAATAATCTATACCAAATTTCACCATCTTCATGTGTTTGTTTAATAATGGACCATTTATCTGGGTAAGCCATTTACTTTTCCTTTCTTGTAATTTCTTAAAATATATTTCCTCTCTTTCTTGATTAATAGTGATGAATTGTATTGTGTTGAATTCTTGCACTATACACTTTACTAATTACCAAATATTTAGTGCAATCTACATTGTATAATGTGTTAATGTTAATACTATACATCCTTTCTACTTCAGAAAATAAATTAATCAAATCATTAGTATATAAGATAATTTTACATTCATCTTTAAGATAAATACTGAACTTATTATCTTTTAAATCAACACCAGATTCATCATCGATAATTTCTTAATAAATTTTAGTTAGTTTTTTAATGTGAGCATTCATAATTTAAATATCCTATTTAATATCCTATTTAATATTTTTATTAAAATTATTCCTTAATTGTTGTATTTATTATACCAAACAATTAAGAATATGTATACAATTATTTTTGTTTATTTTAGAATATTTTTACCAATCATCTAATGCTTTTGTTTCAACTGTCATATCCCATTGTAACGGGTCAGTCATGATTTTTAATGGCGATAAGAAATTCTTTTCGAAGTTCACATCATAATCAATATAATCTTTGACTTCTTGTACAAATAACTCATTAGTGTATGCAATAATATTACTGTCAAATGGGTTATTCTTAACTAAGAATAATCGTTTACATTTATCACCTGGGTGAATTGGAGAGTACTTGTTGTCTAAACATTTCTCTTTAATATAAGCATTATGAACTAATGCAGAACGAGCTCCTATTGGAATACCTTTTTCACCCAGTGTATATTGCATGTTATTAACAGAACCAGTTTTAGCGATATCATTCAAAGCAACAGATGTATATTCAGATTTTGTTTCTTTAAACCATGCTTTAACTTCAGATTCTGTTTTATCTAAAATTAATGGAATTACTGAATTTAATTTAGTTTTAACCCAAGGTGGAATACCAGATGTTGCAATTTCTAATCCCATTACTTTAATATAAGGATCATTTGCTGGATAACGAGTACCTTCAGAATCCCTTACACGGGCAAAGTATTTTTTCTTGGCAGTGAATACAGCCGCATCAGAAATAATTTCACGTGCAACACCAATGATTTTTGCATCATATGAATTAAGTTGTTCAGCAAACTCAGCGATACATTGTTTAATGACCGGTTGAATCACTTTAATTTCAAACTTATCTGACCAATCTACATATTCATTAATATCTAACCCAGGATTTTTTTCTATGTACATATTAATAAATGGTTCAATATGATAGTAAATAGAATCCGTGTCACCATAAATGATATATTCTTCATTAATTGGATTCATTTTTTGTAATGTATATTCAATCATATTAGCTAACTTACGAATAAAATATCGACCATTACCTGTAATTGCTGCTGCCATATCTTCATTAAATAATGGGAAATATTTATTACCTAGTGCACCATACAAAGAGTTAATTAATGTTTTTTCAACTAATTGTTGTGTATTATAAAATGATTCTTTGTTTTCTGCCTCAAGTTCTAATTTTTCAAGTTGTTCTGTTGACATTACTTCTAATTGTTCTTTTGTATATTCAAGTACGTCTTTCATAAATCCCCTTCTAATTTCATATTAGAAATTATATCAAAGACTTCCTTAAACTTTTTACGATGGTTCTCAACATGATATTGTTTTATGCATTGTTTACAGTAACCTTGTCCTTTATGGAAGTCTTTGATATTTTTTTCAGTGTTACATTTACTACATGTTTTTGTACATTCAGACATCTTTACGTCCTTTTAGAATTTCACGAATCATAATTTTACGATCTTCATAAGCTAACATTGTCTTTTTAGCTTTTTTACGATTATTATATATTTCTAAAACCATTTCAGGAACCATACCTAATGCTGATTTATCAAAAACTGCACCATTTATACCAAGAGCTTTATTGTATTTTTTTAATAATGCTTCTGTTAATTGCCATACATCTTCAGGTAATTCCAATCTTTTTTCTTCAAGTTGGTCATTGAAATATGTCATTACAACATCCCGTAATTCTGCTGGTAATTGACTTTTAGGTACAAATGTCTCAGGTGACATATTAAATCCAACCATTCCTAATAAAGGATACATTGAATTAACATCAGCTGATAATACCCATTTATGTTTACCAACTACAGGAGATCTAACATAACCACCGACGATATAAGGCTTGTCGAATTGCTTTTTGGGTGGCATAACACGACCATTAGCATATGATCTATTAGTGATATATTGTGACCATGGCTTCACTGTACCTAATGCATCACCAATTTGTACACCCATTTTCTCGGCAATCATTGACATTAGTGTAGTCAAGTTTAATTTTTTATCTATGTTATATATCAACATTGGGTCTTTGTAAGCATAATAACAGAATGTTGAATGACCTAACTCACGTACTTCATCAGTTATACCATTTTTAATTGCTTCTTGATATATTTTTGAATTTTTTTGATTTTCATTAGGATTAATAGGAATTACATAATTACCTGTATAAAAGTCATCAAAATTAACGAATTCCGAGTGATTAACCTTATTTTCTTTTAATTCAACTTCAGCAATATAATCTAATGCATAACTTGGTCTAGGTTTAAATGTAAATTTCTGATAAACTTCCATTAAATCTACGAAGAAATGACCATTTGACTTAATACTATAAATCATTCGACCTTTAATTTCACGTTCAGTTAATGAAACATTACCATAATTAGATAATTGTTTAAATCCTAATTTTTTGAATCGATTATAGATGTATGGATAATCGAATCCATTACCGTTCCATGCTAATAAGACTAAAGGGTCAAGTTTTTCGAATAATGATATGAATGTTTTAATTAAATCATATTCATTTTTACAATTAATATATTTTACAGGACATTCAAATTTATCTTCATAATCTTCTTTATGTACCCAATCACGGACACCTAACATGATTACACATTCTTCATGATTATCATAAATTTGAAACATAGAAATAGGTTCAATTGCTAAATTAGGAACAGGAAATCCGGTTGAACAAGTACCAACACGTGTTTCAATATCTAAATACCACATGCGTGGCTTAATATTAAATCCGCCAGTTTTACCCCAATAATTGTCTCGAATGTTACGATACATTGGGTCTAAAACACCGTAATTATCACGAGCTTGTTTAGCATTACCTTGCTTCTTCTCTAATATAATACTCTCGTCAAGAATATAAGTGTATAAACCAGTAGATGAAGGCTCATAATACTCGTAAGGTATATCGATTTGTCTTTTAACTGATTTTTTTAATTCTGTGTCATAATATCTTTCATAATGCTTCCAGTCTTGCATCCATGTTGCTTCAAATTGTTTCATTAATATCCTTCTTAAATTACATATTGTATATACACCCAACTCTTTAGCAATAACAAACAAGGATGTGTAAACAATTTTTCATTGATAATTTTCACGAATATCTTATATTCGTGTTTCATGAAAATTTAGTATTTGTAAACAATTATTTTCAGTTTATTTTAAATATTTCACATTAATTAACAATGTTTAGTATTTGAAATCTTCTGGAGAAAGATCCGCATCTCGTTTGTAATATTCACTGCCAGGATTACCTTGCTTCTCATCACAGATTTTCTGATGTTCTGCTGATAACTTGCCATAACGTACAAAATCACCATTAAAGTTAAGACCTTTACGAAGTTCAATAACATCAAATGCTTGACCTAAACAATCTTCTGCCTTCATATTAACTGTTTTTGCTAAATTAATCAATGTAACAATACTATCACCAATAGCATCAGCTATTTCTTTTGAATCGTTATCATTATATGCATCATGAATTTCAACTACTTCTTGTAAAGTACGCTGATATTGTCTTTGAAATGAACAACCATCGATACCACGTTTTTGACCCCATTCTCTAACTGCTTTAAACTTTTCCATTTATTTCTCCTTTTTTATTTTATTAATTATAACACCATTATGGTTAATGAGTACTATAATCGTGTTATAATCCTGCTATTTTGCCAATTCAATCTTACAGACATTGATGGCGTATCTAGTTTCTGATTAATGTTAACTTGTTCACCGTAATGTGGCATAGACTCGTTTACTTCAGTAAGATACTCAACTAATGGTGTATATTCTTTATGTTCATAATTAAATAAACCTGGATTACCATCACGATAAACATAATAAATGTACGTTTACGTGATTGTGGAATACCGTGTAATACTATATTTGTTCTAAATAATTGAGTACTATAACCTTCTGCTGCAGTAATTTCTTCAAGTCTTTGAACAACTTCTTCACCTACTTTTGTATAAGCAGCTGGTGCATTTTCGAACGCAACAACTTTAGCACCCATTCTCATACCAAGTCTGGTTAATCCGTACATATTCTGATTTTGATCATTATCAGCATCCCCACGTTTCTTTGAACCTTCATTAACAGCATTCAATTGTGAAAGACCAGAACAAACAGCTGCATGCGTTAAAACATCAATTTTTCCAGTAATTTGATTATATAGTCTTTCTGATTCGTCATCTTTGAATTCACTATAAGTAACATTCATATTAATAATAGGGATATTAAGTTTTCGTGTTTCATTCATATACTTAATATAATGATTATCGTTTGGAAACCTGCTGTTTTAATAGCTTTGGGTGCCGTGCCAAAGTTGACCAATACCAATTGACATACCGCCGATTAAAGGTTGTGCAACGACGAAACTTATTTTCTTTTCTTCTTTCATTTGTGTTTCACCTTTATTATTACACGGTAATGTATTTCATCAAGACACTCTCGAAATCATCACCAAACAAGTGACCCATGATTTCATCAATTAGCATCTCTTTGTCTCGTCTAATAGGATTAACAACTTCATCTGATACACCTTCTTTTCTAGCGTATCTGTCAAGTGCTTTTAATTTCCAATCTTTAATTTTGTTATAAACTTTAACTTCTTCTGGTTCTTTTGTTTCTTCTAAATATTGATTAAATTTACCCATTTTTTTAATCCTTTATTTTTATGATTGCATGCTTTTACCATTCGTCGAAAATAGTCTCCTTTTTATGACTTATATTATCTTTAAAATGTTTTCCAGTTTTATTTATTTCTGGGATTTCAGCCATTAATGTATTGGCAATATTTAAACCTGTAACATCATTATCAGTGATACAAGATAAACATTGATTAAGAATATCATCATACAAGTCAGGGTTTGCATTAAGTTCTTCGATTTTTTTACCAAGTTCTGATGCATTCTTTAAACGAATATAATCAGGCACATTACAATGTTTTTGTTCATCATATGTTGGATGGAAAAATGGAATAATACCATTAGAAATCATTTCAACCCATTTCGCAGTTACCCAACCTGGTTTAATTGGAATAATTAGTGTATATTTAACACTAGGTAAATGTTTTTGTAGTTCTTCGAATTTTTTAGGTCCTTTAAAACGTTTATCTTCACCAATACTTTCTTCTGACCATTTACCATAAATTTCTACGTCTTTCATATTCTTAAGAACATACTCATTCAACATACTATATCGTGACTTAACACCATTATTACCTTCATTAAGTACCATCATAAAGTTAATCGATTTTACATGTTTCACGCGTGTATTAGCAACATTTTGGTCAATCAAAAAGATTTTTTCCATTCCTGCATAAACTGCAGAGATTGTATTTTTAACGTAGTGTTGATCTTCCCAATTATCAAACGTTTGCATTTCGATATTTTCATTATATTGTGAAAGAATAAACTTAGGTTGATTAATTAAATCATTACCTTGACGGATGTAACGTGGGTCATTAGCAATCATAACCCATGGGATATTCGATTCATTTAAATACTGATATGTTGGTGCTACATAGTTAACAAATGTTTCTAATGATTTAGCAAAAACTTTATTACCTGATGCTAGTTCACGACGTTTATATGATTTATTAGGAATATTACAATTAGCTGTTGGCCCTGACATCATAAAACATCCATCAATCTTAACATTTTTTAAGCGATTAACGATGTAATTTACATCTTTTCGTTCTTCTTTAGTTGCACCTTCATATACATCATGAAGATTCTTTGGGATATCAATCAAGTTACGATTCTTTTCTAAATCATTACGACTAATAATAATAAATGTATCTTCTGGATGTAATTCTGCCATTTTTCTGATTAATGTGGGTGCTTCATTATCTCCACCACTTGGACCCCAATTAGCAGAGTTAAACTTCACTGATTTGCCAATCTTACCACATAAGTAAGTTTTTCCTTTTCTGTTCATAGTTCTTTCCTTTTAAGTTTATTAATTATAACATAGTATTGTTTAATAATCAGTGAATCCGTGTTTTTCATTGATTATTATTTTAAAGATATCATAATAAATTTTTTGGTTATTTTTATTATGTGAATGAAGAGGTATCATACTTAAGAATAAGCTTGCAGTAATAAGTAAGATGTAATCATGTTCTTCTTTAGAGTATTTATGTTTTATTTTTGATAAAAATAATTTTTTGATATTTTCTTTACCATTATTATAGATTCTATAAGTATCATTTTCTTTAATGTAAAGTTCAGAATCAATGAAATCATAATCGAATAAAATGCTATGATATATTTTTGCAACTTCATAGTAATGATCACCGAATAATTCACCACGAGGGTCAATCATTTTAATGTTATTACCTTGGAAGTCATATAATAGATTGCTGAAGCAAAAATCACCATGCATTAAAGAAGGTCTATTGAATATACCAATAGTATTGTCAAGTTTATCGATGAATTCATTTACAATTTTATTTTCGATTGGAATTTCAATATTTCTTACACGAGCTTTTGTTTTATCTAATACACTTTTCATGAATGTATTTTTACTACCATAAGTTTCCATTCGTTCTAATGTAAGAAACATAGCATCAAAAATACCATCCCATGTTTCTTCAGAACTATCTAAAAATAGATAAATTTCTCTCAATGATGGAGCTAATATTTTTTCCATTTGATATGATGTTTTATTATTAAAAAAACTTCTTTTGAAAATTCTCGGAGTAAAAACTTTAATTTCAGCTGGTAAATTATCGAACCAATTTACCTCTTTGATCAATTTTTCACGTTCAAGCTCAGAACTTTTAGTTATGAATGGACCTTTTATATCGATGTCATTAAATGAACGACTATTTTTAACAGATCTGTTTTGTAGATATTCATCTAATGTACCGAAGTCAATTAGCTCAATGTTAAGTGTTAGCATAATTTCATCATATGCGATCCAACCTAAAATTGTACTAATTTGGAATTCATTTGATATTTTGTATGAATCATCTGCCAATTGTTTATGAAGTAATTTATATAAATTTTGTGAATCAAGAAAATGATATACACCAGACACAGCTTCATTAGTATTAGGTCGTACTTTTGGTTTATCATGGAATGTTAATTGACATCCATATTTTTCAACCATACACCATCTTGAATAATCATTTACTTTCTGTACAGAGATGAAATTGTCATTAAATGATGCTTTATTAATATTTGAATTGACAACTAAATCGCCTAATATAACAATAACATTATCTTTATCACTTTCATCTAAGGCAGTTAGAATCGCACCAGACAGACCATTTCGTGTTACTTGTTTAACAATTGTTATGGTTTTGTTATATAGTTTAACAATATCTTTAATAGTATCTTCTTGGTGATTAATTACTACTCTAATGTCGGTACAACCATGTTTTTCCAGCCATTCTATTTGATGGATTAAGATAGGTTTTTCTTTGTAAGGTAAGATAGTTTTAGAGTATTGTTTTCCAAGTTCTTTGAATCTTGTACCTTCACCTGCTGCAGGAATTATTCCAATCATATTAGTCCTTCTAATAAATGTAGTTCGTCAGGTCGCATAGCTTTATCATCGATATAATAAGTTGCATACTGTTTTTTAAAACTTAATAATGTATATTGTACATTATGTTTAGTTAACCAATTAACGATTACATCTCTATATTTTGAATCTGCATCATCTCTATTTTTTGCTGAATAATGACCACGAGAAGTATATATATGTATTTCAACACCTTTATTGTTTAACATATTTAGTTTATTTATGAGTTCAATATTTGGCTTTGCAAATGGAATGTTTTCAGCAGAACGACTATCATCATATAATGCTAAAGTGTCATCAAAGTCTACGACTATAATATATGGACCTTTCATATCTTTTCCTTCTATTATGTGCGGTGAAGCGAACCAAAGCTAAGGTTCAGTTTAACTTTTGAATTCGTTAATTTCTTTAAAAATTCAGTAGTACATTCTTCATAACCTTTCATGTTTCTATTTCTTGTACAGTGTTTAATTAATTCGTTAGGTATTTCACCAATAAAATCTAAATCAACTAATAAAGCACCATCAAAATCAGAACTTCTGAAGTACACATTAACATGAATTTCTTCACGTATTAATACCTGAATAGAAGATATACAATCATGAGATACACATATAATTCGTCTGGTATCGTTTAGATTCACTGGACTATAGTATTTAATCTCTTGTAAATGACTGAATAATTGATGTAAAAGATAGTTATAAAAATGTGATTCGTTCTTTTTTCTGTTATCAAGAGTACTTGTAATATTTTCATCTAAAAAATCAGATGTTTCAATCTTACATTTAAAATAATTATCAAATTCACATGAATAATTACAAGAAACCAATTCCTTTTTATTAGAGAACTCTTTTAAGATCTCTCTATGTAAGTTCTTTAATGTTTTCATTTTTATGTTTTCTTTTTAATAAAAAAACTTTGTTACAATATTTTTATTATAACAAAAGATTCATAAAATGTATATATATTTAATTATTTTAATTCTTCAATAAACTTGAAATGTCTTTCATATACGTGAATATTAGAAGCAGTCCATATTAAATCACCCATTTGAAGTTTAGGATATTTATTTTTTAAATCATTTAATAATGTTTCTTGTACATATTTTGCCCATGCATAGTCATTACAATATCCGAAAACTGAATCATTAGATCGCATAACATAATGTGAAACTAATTTATTATCACGAATATAAAATGTATTAGCATAAGTACACATGAAATCATTCATACCATTTTTTTCAAAATCAGTATGCATACTTGGTCTATTGTAAATCATAGTAGCACGACGACTATCTGGATTTTGTTTTAATTCAAATAAAACATTATCATATTGTTCTCCATTATCACTTGACCAAATGCACCAACCATAGTTACTATTAATCTTACCATCTTCTGATGAAACTGATTCCCAAATTTCTGGAGTTTTGCCGGGTATATCTTCTACAAAAAGAGACATTGACTTATACCATTCTATTTCACGTTTGATATATTCATAAGCAGGTTTTCTAATAATGTAATCTTCATCAGCAATAAATGTACCACCAATAATTTCGATAGTTTTTGCACCTGTTCTGTCTGTAGTAAATTCTTTGTTTTTATAAGCTTCTTTAAACATTTCTCTAATGTCTGAAACTTTTAATACTGTGTTTATCATTCTCTCTCCTTATAAGTTATTTATGTAATCAGTAACTTTAGTTATCAATTCTTTTTCTGGATAATCTTTAACATTTATTAGTAATTTGTTTTTAATAGTGCTTTTATTATGAGCATTAATGAACTTTTGTATTTCATCTTGTTTTTTATTAAGATCAATACTAAATGACAAACCATCATCACGTTCAACGACATTTTCTGCATCATCGACTAATGTAATCAGTATCAAGTTATTAAATAAATCCAAGATGTTATGGAAGTTTCGTTCGATATCTAAAACATATTCGCCATCATAGTCACGATAAATTGGTCCATAAACCATTTCCCCAAGATGTGATCTATCACAAATAATACCTTTTTTGTCTTTTTTGATTGTTTCAAACATCATTTCGAACATTTCAAAATATAACTTTTTGTTATATTCGATTGTTTTTTCTGTAGTTGATTGTTTTACATTAGAATAATGTAAAGTGTGAAGTGTATATTTATTATAATAATTCTTTAAGTTCGTGATTAACGTTGACTTACCAACGTTATCTATCCCTTCAATAATTATATACATATTGCGTTTTTGATACATATTATCCTCCTTTAAATTATTATTATAACAAAAGAAGGGTTAATATATGTTTTAAAACGTAATTTTTATTCCGAAGAATTTATAGTATTTTATGATTCTTGTTTAGACGCTTTAATAGTCCAAATAATTTTACTTACTGTAGTAATCCAATTATCAATCAAATTCTGTAATGGTCTTGGAATACTTATATCATCAGCAGCCATATCTAATTCATTATTGACTCTTTCAATAGAAGATAATAGATATTCGAATAAGATGTTTTCATTACTAAATGGAACGATTGTACTTGGTGATACATTTACCATAAGATTAATATTTGAAATTTTAATTTGTTCAGCAACACCATCAACCATATCATTTAAAGTCTGATATGTTTCACCTAACCATGGATGAAGTGAAATAAATGATTTAGAACGCAAATTCCAATGGGCCACTTGTGCAACATTAGCTGCATCTACTAATGAATTAACAATACTTTGTAAACTATCTACAACACTTTCATTCAATTCAATATTATCAGTTTTAGTTGTGTTTGTATTACTAGATTGTTCTAATAATTCTCTGAATTTAATACTCATTTTGGTTTCCTTAAGTTATTTTACTTTTTATTTATATTATTCATCTATGTGTTTATGTTTTTTTTGTGTCTAGTGTATTTCTTCTTCATATTAATTCAAACAAAAAAGGAGCTTTCACTCCTTTTTCAAAATAAAATAATTTTAAAATTATTTAAACTTCTTTAAATTTAGGTATTTCTTTTCCTAATTCGTCGATCAATTTAGCACGTGCCAATTGGTTAACATTTAATTTGAACTGCAAGTCATTAGTCAATGAATCCAATTTCTGAATATTCGAAATGATATTAGAACCCAAATCAGTCACGGACGCTAAATCATATTTCTTGTCATCAATACTAATCGTTTGTATTTCTGCTTTTTCTACTGCTTCAGCTTGTGTATCGATTATTTCGCTCATACTTTCTCCTTTGGTTTAAAATAATTGTGTTTTGTTTAATATTATATTATAACAATATGTTAGTTAATAATATGTGCATTTAAATAAAATATTCAGCAAATTCAAGTTGAATTTTATCTCGAGTTTCAAAAGAAATTCCATCATATTTTTCTAGTGATTCTCTAACGCTAATAGACTCTTCTACAACAGGTCCATTAATATACTTCTCATTTAATAATATCGATGCTATATATGCGTATGATTTGTTATTTAAATATTTAATTTTCAACTCTAATTTCATAAATATATTTATTTGGTGTATAGGTTCATCGATTAGTGTAAGTACTTTATCATGAATTATAATAGGATTTTAATTCATCTAAAACATATAATTTGTAAGTTCTGGATTATAACACTCTTTCAATGATTTTTTATTATGATTTTTAATAACATAATTTAGTATATTATTTAACGCTGAACCAAGTGGGTCTACAACCCCTTTATTCAGATATTTATTATAACGTTGTGGTGTTCCATGATATACTGAATCCTCATCGATAATCATAACATCACTAAAACCATCAGATTTATAGAAATCACCATCTGATGTTATATATGATTTTGAACAATTGAAATCAAATCCTTTAAGAATGTCTAAAGATGTACCTGTTTTAAAAAAGATAAACTGAAGACTTTCAGTTTTACTTTTGTACAGTATATTCTTTGCATATATACATACATCTTTTGCTATTGAAAATATATGTTTAGCTGTTAGTGCATCATTTTCATTATAAAAATATAGATGTATATTTTTATAATTAGAATTCGTATGTATCAACTTACTGAAATTAGAACCACAGGCAATATAAAATGGGATATTATTACCGATAGCTATTTTTACTACTTCCACAGAATTGCCCAATAAATAAATATTGTTATAATCTATCATTTATGTACATTTGTTCCCCGCGTGAAGCGTTAAAGACTCTGATAAACAATTGTTTGTTGTTTAATTTAACATCTGTTTGGACCAATTTTTTGAAGGCACCATCATGGTCACGTTCTTTCAAATCTTTAATGTATGTGATACATATTTCAGGACCCAATGCATATAAATATGTCAACCATGGCATAATATTATCTTTATCTTTATATGCTTTTTCAATTTCTAATGCCAAGTCATGTTTCTGTATCGCTTCAGTATCTTGAATAACTTCTTTAACGATTTCAGCCAATTCTTCTATTGTTTCAACTTTATCTTCGTTTTCGTTAACAGCTTTAACAATATCATCTACTTCAACAAGAGAAGCATGATCGTTATAAAACATAAAAAACTGAGAACCAACTTCAGAACCAAGTTTACCGATAATATAATTTCTTAATGCTTCTTGACTCATTGATTCAGCGTGATCTAACGAATGAGATACTTTTTCCCATGCACGCGGAGTAGAACCTTTACCAGTATCTGGCATCCAATGTAAACGATCAGGATATTTCATAATATACTTATAAATGATTCTGTTAAGTTCTTTTACTTGTGCATAAAATAACCAAGATTCTACGTCAGGTTCAACAGTAATAGTACAAAAACGATCTTCTAATGCTACATCCATTTCATCTACTTGATATAAATCAGGTGGATTAATAGCTGATACAACAATTGTTTTCTGACCATTCACAATAGGTAATGTATGTTGGTGAATACGGCCTTCTAATGCAAGGTTCATAGATGCTTGTCTGATATCAAGTGGAGCACGGTTTAATTCATCTAAAAATAAAACACTAGTGATACCTTGTTCAGCTTTTTCGTACATTTCTTCAAGCCATTCAGGTACAGACCAGACCATTATTGATTTACCATTTCTTTGAATAGTTTCAGGAATACCAATCAAATCACCTACATCCTGATGCGATAAGAATAGTTCTTTAATGTGATATTTTTTCTTTTTAGCATATTGGCGCACAATATTTGATTTACCAATACCATGAACACCTTTAATTAACAAAGAATCACCTGCTAAACGACATACTTCGATCATTTCTTCTGCATCATTAATATTCATTAGTATCCTTATTATTATTAATTTCATCAATAACATCATTGTATTCAATCATAACTTGGTGTAAATACTGTTTAGTTTTTGACAACTCTAATTGAATATAAACATCATCATTGATAAATAAATGTTCTGTAATTTCAACAATTTTATCTTGAAGTTCTTGAATCTTGGAATTAATCTTAGACGCTTTACTATGTAAATTACACATATTATTACTCCTAAATTATCAATTTCTTAAATCAGTTATAACCAATAATAATTAAAATGTAAACAAATATTTCAATTTATTAAACAAACGGATGAAATAGATTTTAATACGATAAAATCTACTCTTCTTTTTATTTAATTCACTACCTAAATACTTCATAAGTTTTTCATCCATTGTTTTTTGCATTTATAATGTTTCTTCCAATCACGTACATTATGACTATTTGTAGCATTTTTGAAATCATCCCATGCATTAGGTATATTATTAAAAGTTCTTCTATTCTTATGTAAAACTAAACCATTATCTTTTAGTTCATCCATATAATTAAACCAACTTCTTTTTTCAGATGTTGTTCTAATTCTTCTATTATATCCAAAATATGGGAATTCTAAATATTCACAAACTAATTCAGTTATCTTAACAATCTTAACATTATTAGACTCGCGTTTTACACTAATAAATGAATAAGTTTTAATTTTACCACGATTTTGTTTTCTTTTCATCTTTGTCTCCCTAACTAATTAAATAAGTTAGAAAAGAGCACCTTTCTTAATCATAATTTACTCCCTTAAAATATATTTGTACTAATTGCACTTTCCTCATTTGATAAATTTATTATATCACAAATTCATAGGATGTATACAATTATTTTCAGTTTATTTTTAATAATTTGTAATAAACCATATCTTCTATATTATCAATATCAAGCCATTCTCCTCAAAATCCGTTCTTGTAGACTTCCTAACACTACGATAACAAGAATTACATGAAAAGAATGCTTATTAATGCCACCCAATCTGAAGAGGTGTGCATTGCTTTAGTTGATGATCAATGTCTTCTATATTATTATTAAGCTATTCACTAAAACGACTTTTTAATGCTTTTTCGAATAATAAAATACGTATTTGTTTATCTTCTAACATATATAAAGGTACGCATTTTAAATCTTCAAATGCTAATCGTGCTTTTTCAACATAATCATTACTAGGAAAACAAATCAAATCATACGTACAAGTATTAATTCGAAATGTTATCCGATAACAATTACCTAATGGTGGCAATACATTAAAATATCCGCGCGCATTTGTTTTACTTAAACTATTAATATTAAAACCTTCTAATGCTTTAGTAATTAAATTATAGTCAATAATATAATCATAATCTGAATTATTTTTACCTAATCCTAATCCTTGACTTCCAACCAAAACACCATGTTCTAATGCTAATTCATATAATTTTTTTTCTGCTTCTGTATTGGACATAAATGTTCCTTTATTTAATTTCATTGTGTAACTTTTTAAACCAACTTAATGTTTGTTTACCATTAACTGAATAAATTCCTTGTTGGACAAGTTCTTTTTCACGTCTTTTTCTATTAAAATTAATGATGAATTTAGCTGTTACACAAAGGTATATGCAAATGCTGTTAATAATAATAATAATGTTGGTAAAACAGAATCAAATAACATTTTTAACTCAATAATTTGTTTATCTACCATAATATTGCCACATAACAATATTACAATATCTATGAACTACACCTTCGGTTAATCCAGTATAGTAGTTATGTTGTAGATGTTTTAATGTATTTAGTAGTGTTTTTCTCTACTACCATTACATTATAATAAATATCGTGATTAAAGTCAATAGTTGTTTTGATTTATTTTAAAAGTTTTCTTTCCAAGAGTGTCTCATTTTATGCATCCCATCCTCAATAATATATTAGGATAATCAGTTGAGTTATCCTTGATGTGGATTAAACAAATTTAATTTACAATAATGTTTGCGTCATCATTGCGTTAAATCAGTCAATCCGAAAAAGTATTATATCTTAAAATTACTTAAAAATTAATTGACTTTTAAGTAATTTTTAACTTCCCAAAAATGGGAAGTTTTCTTAATCTCAATTTATGTGTTGCATTTTAATAAAAATATCAATGTTTTAACGCATTTTTTTACCAAGCAGGTTTTCACGATGCAATCTGCTCAATAATAATTTATACCATTTTTTTCTATCACTATCAGATAACTTTTCATCAATATGTGTTAAAGATGAATTAGCTTCAATTAAATCTTTAAATTTCATGTTTATCCCTTTTTTTTAATGTTTATTAATTATACATATTTATAAAAAAGGACGCGGATTGAAACTTTAAATATTGATGTAGAACACCTAGATGTATGAAAAATTCTTCATTAAAACTATCCGTACTATCCATCTTATATTGTCTTTCGTAATGATTTATTATTTTTTTAATTCTTGAATACACACAAATAATTCTTCTAAATTGAAATGATAAACCCCGAAGCATTCCAACAATTATATTCAACAATCGTATCGAAATAACAATCATCTTTAGCTAATAATTTTTTAATATTATGCTTTCTATTGTCAATCCATATTGTTTCTTTATCATTCAATAGTATAATACACATCAAGTATGTAACTAATGTAACTAATGTAACTATTATAATAAGATTAATTCCATTAATTCCATTAATTCCATTATTTTTCCTTCTAAAGTTGGTCTGCCCACAGGGATTCGAACCCCGATTAAGAGGGTAGAAACCTCTTGTGCTATCCATTACACTATGAGCAGGTTATTTGATTTTCCTTATTTATTGAATCTATTATAACAATAAAAACATAATATGTAAACAACTGTTTTAACATTATTTTAACCTATTTTTCTGACTTCCCAACCTATTAATTTAAAGATTAATTTCTGTCTGATTAATAATGTTGAAGCATTAACAATAAAATTGTCAGTTACATATATTTCATATTTATTGTTAATTAATGAATCATAATTATAACTTTGATTTATACCTACGACTGGGAATTCAGTAATGATATTTTGATTTGGGATTTTTTAGGATGTTCAATGTAATATATTGCTTCATCACGTATAATAACGTCTTCTAGTGAATATAATTGTTAGGAATATAAACATAATACTAATATATCACATACCTAAAAACCAGATAATGCAAAAGTACTAAATAAAAAGAAAATAATACAAAATCTACGTTGTTAATATTAGACCGCCCATAAGATGTGTATTTGTTCATTCATGTTTCATTATATATTGTACGAATATGGTGCTGGTTAAAGGATTCGAATCTTTAACATCCTCATTACAAGCGAGGCGTTCTGCCAATTGGAACTAATCCAGCTTTTAATAATGACATAGACGGTAGGAATCGAACCTACTACACAAATATTTAGAATCATTGTCGCTACCTTAGAACATATGCCTATAATGTATTTCACTCTTTATACTATCGGAACGTCACGTCCGAAGATAACGGGCTCTAATTTACGATTTACTCAGATAATTTGGAGGAAGGTGTGGGATTCGAACCCACGTGCCATGTTTACATGACAACCGGTTTTCAAGACCGGTGGAATAAACCAGACTCTCTTACAACCTTCCGTTATTCTTGGAGGAAGATAAGGGATTTGAACCCTTGTGCCACCTTTCAGTGACAAACTCCTTAGCGGGGAGCCGCCTTAAGCCACTCGAGCCAATCTTCCTTTATTTTGTTCCAGCGATAGGATTCGAACCTATGACATAAGGATTAACCGTCCTCTGTTCTACAACTGAACTACACCGGAATTATTTTTTGTTATTTATTCAAATGTTACATCACTTTCGCCAAAAAAGTGCAAACACCCTGTTTCTAATAAAATAATTGCTGCTTGTTTAACAATAATAACAGCTAGTAATTCACCAAATGTCATATGTTGTTTTTCAATATCACCCATAATAAACATTTTACTTGCGACCATTTTACATAATTCTGGTTTAGCAAATTGAATACCATCTTCTTTAGCTTTTTTAATAGTAGGTAATAACAAATCAATTGCTCTGTCGAATGATGCTGTATTATAATTATCGGCCATTTTAGTATTCCTTTATTTGTTAAATTTATTATAACTATAAAAACATAAAATGTAAACTATTATTTTTACATTATCATTTATGATTGCTGTGGGTAACGATCCCGCCGAGCCATTATACACCAGATTTACAGTTCGGGTACCCTCCTTAGATATATAAGCAACCTTAATAAGGGGTTTCACGAACATGTGGTCCTAAACCTCTTGAACTACTAAAGTTTCAAGCGTAATCAATTTGGTGGAGCTAGAGAGAATCGAACTCTCATCAATGACGTGCAAGGCCATTGTAATCCCGTTATACTATAACCCCAAATTTGACACCGCCGACGAGATTTGAACTCGCATACTCTTACGTGACGGGGAATGACATTATCATTTATGATACAGTTGTATAATTTCTGGGTATATTACCAGATTTTACACTGTTTTATTCTATCCAATCATCCAAAGATATCACTTCTTGACACCAACGTTGTTTGGTACATTGTTTGGTAGTTCCGCCAAGCATTGAACACGGATCTTTCGTTTATCAGTCGAATGTTTAGCCTAATTAAAGTATGGAACTATAATTTAATATACAAATAAAAGGAATGTACGTTGTTTGGTACTCTGTACGGGATTCGAACCCGTGATACAACCTTGAAAGGGTTGTGAGATAACCGCTTCTCCAACAGAGTAAAATTTACTGCTAACATATGGTATTATCACACCGCAAGATTGAAAATCTTCTGCTAATTCATATCCGCTATGTTAACACGATATTAAAATATCATTTAAAAGAATTGTTTTCGGCATTATCATAAAGGGACGCAAACCCAATATCTCCGTCACCGGTATGTTATTCATTACACCAATGATAGAAAACAAATATCCTTTCTGTAAAAATTCAAATTGTTTTCCTAATTAGTAGTTAAAAGAATTTACAGATTCTTGAACCATTACCAACAATTCTTTTAAATGATATTTAAAGTAATATTTAGTTAACTTCAAATACTCTTAGCTCCATGCCAAGGATTCGAACCTTGCCCCTGTTTTACCAGGGCCTTCGCATTAACAGTGCGAGACCTTCACCTAGCCAGCCCGCATGGAATTAAAAATACTTAAAATTAACTAAATACTTCATGAACAAATTTTTAAAGATCTTTTCAATTTATCATTTTGTTGAATTTATTATAACTCATAAAACATAAAATGTAAATAGTTATTTTTCATTTTTGTTTAAACTTTAATTTTAATTTTAATTTTAAATGTTTTACCATTTTGTTTATTTGTTGAATTTATTATAACTCATAAAACATAAAATGTAAATAGTTATTTTTCATTTTTGTTTAAACTTTAATTTTAAATGTTTTATCATTTTGTTTATTTGTTGAATTTATTATAACTCATAAAACATAAAATGTAAATAGTTATTTTTCATTTTTGTT